CAGCTCGCCTGCCGAGAGTCCAGCAGCAGCAGCTTCTTCCGGTGGGATCGCTGCGACCGGCGCGGCAGCAACCGGCGCGGTCACGACGCAACGCTCTTGTCGGCCACATCCTTGGTCACGTCAGGCAGCCCATGCACGTCGGCGCTGGCCTTCGGCGGGGTGTCCTTCCGGAACGGTGTGGCCTGGCCAGCAGCTCCCGGCGCTCCCGGTGCCGGTCTGGGCACGGACGCCGCCGCGATGGCCGCAGCCTGCGTCTGGTCCTGCTTCAGCATGGTCATGGCACTGTCGGCCACATCCGGGTCCAGGCCGATGATCTCGGTAAGCTGGAGGTAGACCGGCATGGCACCCTTCGTCTGAGCCACCGCGTTCGCCCGCTCCGACCAGGACGGCCGGTCGGCAGGCCCCCACAGCACCTCGATGCCGCCAGGGTCGGCGCGCTCCTCGTCACCATCGGTGAGGAAGATCAGCTCATCGACCAGCTCGTGCCCGATGCCGAAGCGGTCCATGGCCGTCTCGACCTTGAAGGTCAGCGTCTCGCGCTGGAGAGAGGCACCTTCCGCGCTGCCATTCGCCACGTCCGGCGTGACCGTGTAGAGAGGTGTTCCGGAGACTGCCGCCAGATCCTTGATGTCGTCGCGAATCGACAGCAGAATGGGCTGGAGGTCGACAGTGCCGGATTCCCAGATCTCGACCGATGCGGGAAGGTTCCAGATAGCCCCCGGCTCCGCGATGAAGATCTCGTCGTAGTCGATTTCCTCTCCGGTCTTGGGGTCCGCTTTCGGCAGACCCTTCATGGCACGCTGCTTGAAGGCTTGAATGGTCGCAATCGTCATGCGCTGCAATACCTGCTGCGTGATCCTGTCCAGCAGCTCGATGTGCGGCTCGAATTCCGCCATTCCATCCTCATTGACGAATGGCACCACCGGGCACAGCGCCTCCCGGTCGGCAGTCTCCTGTAGCCATTCCGGCTCGGAGGACTCACCGGCCGTGATCAAGTTGTTCTCAGAGTCGAAGACGTCCACCGACCACTGGAAGTTCAACGGGTTGTAGGGGTTCAGCGGCGAGATGAACGCGGCCTCCCGCTGTCGGTAGGCCACCCGCACCCGACCAGGCAGATACAGATATGCCTCGTCCCTGTTCAGCGCCGTGTTGTAGATCAGCTTCAGCGCCGCCACGACCTTGTAAGGGTCGGAGGGATCCACGATGCACGTCACATGCCTGGGGTCCTCGGCCGTCACCAGGAGCTTGCCCTTGGAGTCCTTGCCGACGATGACGTAGCCACGACCCATCGTGGCCGCGTACTTGTGGACCTCGCGGGACCACATCTTGCCGCGCGTCTTCTTCCAGACCTTGAACGCTTCGGCGTCGCCGCCCTGATCACTGTCCTTGGCCGTCCGCATACCACGGATCCGCAGGCGGGAGAGCACGGCATTCACGATCAGGCGCTCGAAATTGGTCCGGGCCTTGCCGACGAACCACTGCACCGCCGCGCGCTGATTGGCATTCATGTGCGGCAGCGGCGGATTCCCGATGTAGCGCTGCCACAGCAGCTCGCAGTGCTTCTGCTGGTCCTGGAGCTGGAAGTACAGGCGAGCCAGCCACCAGCCATCCGAGAACGGCACATCGGTATCCGGAATCACGCGCTACTCCCTACCGAGGCCGTCGATACGTGCGGAACGTGGGGCCGTCTTTCACAGCCGTGTCCTGCCGTTCCTGAGCCCTCCCCGCCCGATCCAGCCGATAGGGCACGAAAGTCTCCTCCAGCTCCATCACCCCGGCCGCCAGTGCGTCGATCCGAGCCTGCCACGACAGCACAGCCGCCATGCACAGGTCGAATTTGGCCTCCGGCCTGATCTTGCCGAGAATGACCACCTTCTGGCCGTCCTCGTCGTACAGATTGGTCTCCACCCGTCCCGCGTTACCCGTGTGACGGATCAACCTCTCGTCACCATTGTGGTGTATCGCACCAGAATCGATGGCCTCCCGGTACGCACGCACCGCGCGGCCCATCGGCTGGCGACGCGCCGTCCACCATGCGACGACCTGATCCGGCCACTTCCCGGCCCACGCGCCGAACTCCTCCTGCCAGTGCGGAGGGTCGCCGTACATGCGCCAGACCTGCCACGTCGTGAACGCTTGCAAGACGGCTTCGTTCACCTCGTGTTCAGGCACCTGCCAGTCGTCCGACGCATTGTCCGGCCGTTCCCACAGGTCCACGACCTGCTGGAAACCGGTCTCGATGTCGGTAGCCACCAGGCCAGTGGAGTCACGGAAACGCGCACCGTCGAACCCGAGGGTGACCTTTCGATTCTCCCCGATGCCGGGAACGAGCTGGAAGCCACCCTTGGACAGGGCGTCGAACTTGATCAAGTCGAATGCCTGAAGATCCGACCGCGTCCAGCGGTTCAGCCACACCCGCTCCAGGTACGTCTTGTCCACACCCGGCCGGTCCCACTGCTTGGCGATGTCGTGGAATTGCCCCGGCCCGTATTCACCGGCCGGACCCGTCGCCTCCCGAATGGCCTCGATCCGGCCTTCCAGCGTCTTCAGGTTGTGGCCGGGACCTGCCTCGCGGTGCATGAAGAACAGATCCGGGTCCTTGACGTGCCCCTGCGCGATCTGTTCGGCCTCCTTGTGCGTGACCTCCGCGACGGAGCCACCACCAGGGCGTCCGGCCGTCGTGGTCTCCAGGGACCACGGGTCGTCCAGCGGGCGCTTGGGGATGTTGGCCAGCATCGTCTCGTGGGCTTTTACGAGGCGAGGAAGCTCCATTCGGTGCGTTTCGTCGAAATGCTGGAAAGTCGTTCTTGCGCCGTCATTGGCGTTAGGGGATCCCGCCAATGCAACAGCTTTTCCGTCGTCTTCACCGCGTCCACCCAATCGGATGATGCGAGTAGTTCCGACATCGAAGAAATCGCCGTCATATCCCTCCCGGCACAAGAACATGAGGGCTCCATAGGCCAATTCCTCGGCCTGGTCCTCGTTGTAGGCGACCATCGGGATGTAGGGGTCGGTGACCGGCCGTCCGACCGGCCAGACCTCTTTGTCATTCCAGCCCTCCCAATGGTCGAAACGCACAGGTCCATCCGGGTGCAATTCTGCATAGGCGATCTGCGCGGCCCATTCCGTCTTCGCCGTGCCTTTTCGCCAGGACAGGCCAACACGCTTGAAGCGCCGCCGACCCGCCAATTCGTGATTATGCGGAAATAGCTCGTATGCCTTCAAAGTGGCACCGAACTTTTCGCCGTCCAGGCGGTATTTTTCGCCTTTTAGGCTTCCTGGGCCGAAAATGCTCCCCGGCCAGTTTTCCGACTTGTTGCCCTTGCGGTCGAAACCGGTCAGAAACTCAGCGACCTGCCATCCCAGGGTCGGATAGGCCATCTTGTCCCTCGGGGGGACGACCAGCGTCGTCATCCGACGTCGTAGAGGCCAGCCCTCGGGTCCTCGCTTTGCGCCGCAGGAACAGGGACAGCCGCAGCAGCCTCCCCGCGCTGTCGGCGGCCCCTCCGGACTGCTTCATCGGTGTGCTCGACCTCCCACTGGAGCCTGCGCCGGTCAATCGGGCTCAGACCGTACCGAACCGACTGCAAACGAACCTCTGCGAGGCTCAGAAGGCGCTCGCGGGGGTTCCTGGCAGTGAAGAAGTCGTTGACGACCAGGGCGAGCATCATCAGACCCTCGCGGTCGGCGTCGGTGAACTCGGTCCGCATCGGTGAACGCCACACCTCGACCCACCAGCGCAGCGTGAGCGGATCCCAGCCCTCTTCGGAAGGGTGCCGGTACAGCTTGGGGATGAAAACGTCCTCATCCGGCTGCGCGACGTGCAGAACCGTGTTCGTGGATGCCCGATTACGGCGCTGACGGGCGCTCGGATGCTTTACAGGGCTACCACCCATCACCATTCTCCGATCCAGCGCTTGTCCTCGTTGTCCAGATTGAACCACGAAGCGCGCCCCACGTTGATCACGAGCCGCCAGCGAGCCCCGCAGACGCAATTCCAGATCGT